CGTTCTACGGGAAGTCAAATATATAAAACGGTAATTACTCCACATCATCCCGATAAAACAGCATGGCTAAAATATGTAGATTTAACAGGATGTTATTTAGTAGAAGAAAGCGGAACTGCTAGTGTTAGTTCGGTAGATTCAATAATAGGCACTAAAGTTCAGCCAATATATGTTTATGCTCAAGAAGTTACTAATGGTAGTAATGATGTAGAACTCTATACTGAAGTGGCTTTAACTAATGGTAAGGCATACAGAATAATGCAACCTAACCCTGTTTGTTTCTATGAAGAATCACCGGATAATATACAACTATTTGTTCCTAGACCGGAATATACTAAAAAGGCTAATTCTAATGAAATGTATGGTAAGCAAAAAAGCCACTATTTCTTTAATGAAGGAGGAAAGGAACATGAAACTACTAATGAGGCAGTATTGTCTATGTATGCTATGATTGATGTTCATAATCAAACAGCCTCTACAAATATCATTACTACTCTTTCTAGTTTAGTTTTGCCAACAGGAGAACATGAGTTATTCTACAGTGACGGTATTAACTCTTTCAAAACAAACACTTCATCGAAAATCGTAGGCGAAAATTTGCATACTTTAGTTATAAAAGATAAAAAGAAATTAAACGGAGTGGTTTCGGTTTCGGAAACATTCATTGTTAATTCATTAGAAGAATTGAAAATAACACCTAATAGAGCCTGTATTGGTTCTACCGTCACAATAGCAAATGAAACAGAATCTATTATTAATGAAATATTTGAAGAAGAAGGAATAGAATTCACTAACTCCACTCCTACATATCCGTTATTTATAGCACCGGAGTTTAGAGGAGTTTCAGCCTTTACTGCTATAAATTTCTTATTAAAGAAAAAGGATTTGAGATTGTTAGAAACAGACGGTGTATTTTCTGTAGTTCCTCATAGTGATTCTAGTCTAGTAACAAACATACTTATTGATGATGATAAGTTGATAGAGTTTCAATCTACTAAAACAACATTTGACTTTTATAATGAAGTTATTGTTTATGGTGCGTCGCATAAGGGCATAAAAAGAAATCTAAACAGTATAAAGAAAATAGGAAGAAAAACCTTAGAAGAAGTAGATTCTAGTTTAATTACTCAACAGGATGTAGATGAACAGGCTTCTAAACTTCTCAACATACACGGTAATTTAAACATTAAACACAAAATAAAGGTAATACCAACAGGTGTAGAACAGGTAAAGGCAGGAGATATAATACAATTTGAATCTAAACAGGAAAATATCGGACTATCTAACTTCTTAGTATTAAATGTAAATCATGAATTGTTTGGTTTTATTACTCTAGAAATAGGCAGATACTCTAAAAGATTAGAAGATGTATTTTCAGAATTATTGCTTAAAACACAGAACAATGCAAACAAAAACAGGTCACAAGACTATATATCAAAAATCCCTTCTTTAGATATATTAGAAAAAATAAAATTGAAAGAAATTTCTCTACTAGTGAGGACTAGGGAGACTACCGGAGACTTCCACTTAGGATTTGCGGCAACACTAAATACGAACACCAACACATTTGGGTTTGCGGGTGGGACTCTTACTATCACCAATTTAATACAGGAGAATTTGCTATGATAACAGATAAATTGAAAGAACTGGTCGCTGAAGAAATTAACACTTTAGTAAATGCAGGAACGGGAGGAATAGGACAGGGAGGAAACTCCACAAATCCATCTAATAATGCTCTAGATGTTCCAATAGTAACAAATCTAGCCACTACGGTTAGTCAATCTACTGCTGATGGTAATGTTATAGATGTTAAATTATCAGTAGCGGGTTCTATATTAAATGGGCGAACTGTTAGAGAAGTAGGTTTGTTTGATAGTAGTAATAATATGCTTCAAAGAATTAATTTTGACGCAATCGGCCCGATATCTAATAGTGCCACACTTGAGATTTTTATAACTATGGAGGTAGAGTAGAATGGTAACTAACCCTAATTATTATAGCCAAAGCACGACTTCGACTTTTAATCAAATAGAGGATGGGGTGGACTTTCCTCATACCGGAATAATAAAATCACTATCTGATGGATTAGGCCAAAACTATGCAATTAGTGATTTTGACATTACCATTGATAGTGCTACACAAATAGATGTCGGGGCAGGAGTTATTTTTAGAGATGGAAAGAAGGTGAGTATTTCAGCCGTAAATAATTTGGCTTTAGGTAGAACTACTGCTAATGAGAATTCATATCATTTGGTAGTAGTGAATAGTAGTGACGCTATTGTTATTAGAAGTCCTAGTGCAAAAGACAAAGTTCCTGACTATACCGCAGGAGATACTATAATAGCAGTAGTTACACATAACGGTAATAATCCTATGCCCATTCAATACCTTACTGTAAATAAAACTGAACATTCTCTTAGTGTAGGTAGAAATAATAGTGGATATACAGAAGGATTAACGATACAATCTAATGCAGGAGATATAGAAATAGAAGCGAAGGAATCCGATAAAGATATTATTTTCAAAGTAAATGATAGTGACGGTGGAGGTGCAGGACAAGAAGTTATGAGAATAGATGCTTCTACACAAAGAGTAACTATTGGTGAAATAACAGGAAGTCAAGGAACTGCTGATAGAAATTTAAATCTTATTGGGCCGGATGCTGTTATGAGAATAGCAAGAACATCGGCTTTTTCTCCTTCAATTGAGTTTTTACAACTTAGCGTTGATGGAAATACAAGAAGTGCCTATTGGGACATATATGCAACAGCAGATAGATTTAGTATTAGAGATAGACAATCCGGTGATATTAATGTTTTCAATATATTAGAAAGTAATCAAAGTATTGGTATTGGAACAGAAACCCCCTCATCAACACTCCATGTTAAGAGTAATGCAAGTGGCGAACCTAAAATTACTATTGAAAATACAAATGCTGATGACCAAGAAGCACAATTAGAATTTAGAAAAAATAGTGCTTCCCCTGCAAGTGGCGACGATTTAGGTATTATTAGATTTGTAGGAGAAGATAGTCTCGGTTCAGCGCATCTTTATTCTTACATAATGGCAGATTCCGAAACTGTTACAGCAGGGGCAGAAGAGGGGAGAATTAGTTTCTATGTTTCTAAAGCGGGAGCAACTCAACCTGTTTTAAATTTAAACCACGATGAAGTTGTAATTAATGAAAATTCTAACGATGTGAATTTTAGAGTAGAAAGCGATACCAATGCAAATATGTTATTAGTTGATGCAGGACTCAATAGAATAGGAATAGGGACAAGTTCTCCTGCCGCTACTGTAGATGTGCATGGTGATTTAAGAGTCACTAATAACATATATCAACAGTATAAGGATATGACAAACAATCTTTCTGTTGGTTGGCATACTGTTGCACATATTAAAGGAAGAAGTGGTGGAAGTGCAAGCGGAACAGGGGGTTCAGAACAAAGAGGAATAGCACAAGTAATTATCAAAGAAGAATCTTCAAGCAGACATGCTTTATATGAATTTAAATTAAATCATTTATTTGGTGTTAGAAATGCAATTCAAATGGAAAATACAGCGTATTATTCAACTAATATTATACAGCAAGTTAGAATAAAGGAAAATGATACCTATGATGGGGCAGTATTCCAAGTTTATGTAGCAGATGCTACAAATAATTTACAAGTTTATATTACTGATAATTTTGCTGATGCAGGTTGGACTGTAAATGATGCTGTTGCTGATGCTGATAATTCAGGACATGATGCTTTAGGTCTTGGCTATAATAACGCTTATAGCACATTTAGCGTAAGTAAAACCTATAATTTAGATAATATAGATGGTCAAGGAACAGAACTTGTAGATGGAGGAACACTATTAGGAGGAAATACTTTTATTAGTGGTAGTTTAACTGTTCAAACAGGTAAAACTTTCTCAAGCACAAGATTGCCGATGGTTTCTGTAAGCGCAAGCACTACTTTAGCAGAATCAACTCACGCAGGAAAATATTTGAAATGTGCAGGAAATGTCACTTTACCCTCTACTTCAGCAGAAGGGGAGCATTATACAATTCTAAATACAACAGGTGGTAATATTACTGTTTCAAGAAATGGTAATAGTATTAATGGTGCAAGCGCAGATATTACTGTTGCTACATTTGATGCGTTAAGTTGTATTGCCATAGGCAATAACGATTGGATTGCTATTGGTTGAGGTGAATAAAATGTATTTAGGAGTCGCAGGGGCTACTGCCAAACAGAAGAAAAAAAGATTAGCGGGTGGCGGAGGAGGCGGGGTAACTCCTGCTATTACAATAGCAACTGCGGCTACAGGTAATCACAATAATGCAGTTAAGTTTGCTATTTATAATTCTGTTTCAGGTGACTTCGATGGTGCTTCACAAGGAACTACTACTATTTATGACGGAACAGGCGCAACATTAGGAACAGCATCTTCTCCTACAAGAACAACACAATCGTTTGATATAGCGGCTAATGATTTAAGAAATGGTGCTTATTATAACGGCACAGGTTCTTTACAAGCGGCTGAAGCGACTTTTGTTATAGGTGGATATATTAGACACAATGGCAGTTCTGCTAGTAGTTTTGAGTTTGAAGTTCAGCAGACAATTGTATCTCGAAGCACGACTAATAGCGTTTTGATGACTCTTCGTAATAATAATAATTTTAACCAAAATCAAGATACAACTTCATTTAGCACTTCTAGTGGTAGTGCGGCAGGTTCACATGACTTGACTTCGTTTCCCCAAACTGGAAATCACTTCATGCCTGTATTATTCTTGACGGGAAAGGGCGGTGCTACTCCACAAGCCGGAGATAGTTTTACTGTTAGAATAGCGGCAAGGGCAAATGTTGATGGAACTACTTGCACAGCGACACATGACTTGACAATTAATCTCACATGATATTACTTCTCTTATTCTTGCTTAGTTTCGCTATTGGTTATTTAACCGTTAGTGCATTATTCGTTGAAGATAAACCATTGGGCTTTATTATTTTAAATTCAAACGACGAATAACTTTCGCCTATTCAGAAAAATTTTTTTTGCTTTTTTAGAAAATTTTTGAAAAATTTTTGAAAAAAAAATTTAGAAGGAGAGTAGCCTAAACTACTCTCCCTCTATTTTTTAGTGTCTACCGACCATATACCTTTACAAGAACGACATTCCCAAAGTTTTACTTGTTCACTAGAACCAACATAAAATCCTAAGATTCTCTTGGCTAATGTCTTATCTCCGCAATAAGCGCACTTTTGTTTTAAACTCATTTCTTCTCTTCCGTTTGACCCATTAGCCTCTTGATGTAATCATCAACACTTTGTTCTGTTATGTTTGTGCCACCAAATGCGGCAAAGAACATTAGTGTTAAGATTATCAAGAAGATAAATAATCCAAACCATTCTGCTGTGGACATTACCAATCTACCTCCAAATCTACAAATTCTTCTTTCTCTATTGAGAATGCTTTAACAATCCCATGTTCTTTTCCATATTGCCAAAGGTCATAAACTAATTGGGTGTCTTTCATACAGTATTCTACTACCTCATCATATTGACCCATCTTCCATAACTTAGGTGCATCGGCACTATCCATAAGTTTGAAATCATCCATAGTGCATTTTACAAGATTCTTCAATTGGAATCTCTCACCATGTTCTTTTAGTAATATCTTACTAGTGTCAATATAACTTTGTTCATTTAAATATTTATGAATACAATATATATCCATAGAATCTCTAAGTATAGGTAGGTCGAATACTGCTATGTTGTGACCTAAGACTTTACCACCTTTAGATAGATGGTCGTCTAAATCATACTTTAGTTCACTCAACCCTTTAACAACATGGCCGGACTTAGCAAATGAATCTACAGGCTCGTCTACATACACTGTTCCTGTATTTCCATCCCAAGTAGCAACGGTAGAAACTTGAAACATATGGGTATTACCAAAGCCGCCTATTTCATGCGACATATTTTTTGTTTCAATATCTAACGCTAATACTGACATGCTTAATCACTAGACCAAAGTTTGCTAATCTTTTCACTTTCTTCATCTACTGTTGGTTCGTCTGCGCCAATTCTTCTTTTCAAGAAAGCGACAATGTTAGTTCCTGCTATACTTAGCATGGAACAACATTCCCAACCTTCATCACCATAAGTATCTAATGTTTCTATTATTACTTTTGGCCCCTTTGTCACATCAAACACAACATATGTATTTTCGTATTTCATTTCTTTTCCTCCTTTAATTTCAAGTAAACGGTTCTTCCTGTTTTTCTTTTGATGAACTTATCGTTTTCATAATCACCGAACATTCTATATCTAGTCGAATAAGTCACACCGGCTTCTTCTAGTTTCTTCATTAAGTCGTTTTTAGCAAAGAATCCTTCTTCGTCTTTCTTTACTTCTTTAGCGGCTTTGAAGAATATTGAATCCTTTTCCGTGACCTTTTTCCTCCTAGTGCGCTTTAGGCTTTGCTCTAACCATGCTACCAATGTTTTATAACATTGTTGCACGATAACACCTGCCGCTTCAACATTCTTGCTCGTAACCCTAAACCTTTTAGATTTATCCTTAATACTAAGGGCTTCAGCAACAGAACACAATACAGCCATTTTAATTAATATCTTGAGCAATCTAGTTTGAAAGGTAGATACAATCTTTCTAACTTCGGGATGTGTGTCGCTAATGAATTTACGCATGACTTCGTATTCATAGTATAGTCTGTCGTTAAAGTCCGGAGTATAAACCATAGTGTTCAGTGCGTTTTTATCAACTTCGTGGAATCTATCTCTAACTGCTTGATAGACTTTGAACAGTCTTTCTGCGTGAACATCAACTGGTTGTTTAGCATCATCAATTTTACCTGCTTGACCTATTTGTTCTTTTCTCATTTGGTGTAGAGTATGTTCGGGAACATCCCAAATAAATAGAATCATTCTTTGTAAGACACCTTTGTTAGCAATAACCTTTGCTAATTTTTCCGGTGGATATGTCATGGCTAATATTGACCTTTCGCAATAACATTTCATCATATCTCCTTGTTTTAGTTTCTTCTTAATTACCCAAGAAGAACCTGCTAGTGTGTTCATTAAGGTATTTAGATAGACGATGGCTTGTTCTTTGTTTTGGCTTTGTTTAAAGACACCGGAATATTCAAACTCATCCCAATGTGCTAATCCACTACCTTCTAACAAACCTGCTTGTCTTACCATGCTTAGTTCTTTCTTCATTCTTTGATGACCGTTATCATCTTGTGCCGGATTACCTTCATTATCTAATACAGGCTTTTCTATTAGTTTCTCTTCAAAGCCACCAACAAGTGCCGCATCAGTATATTCTGTTGCTGACATAATATCAAATTTCTTTTTAGAAAGATATTCTCCTTCTTCGCCACTAACTTCTTCTCCTTCGGAGTTTATGTATTTATTATTTACATGAAGCCCGCTTTCGTTTATCATAGTAAACAATTTTTCGGAAACCGGCTCTACGAAATTCCATAGAGTTGATTTACCCGAACCGGAAGTTTGTATTTGGCAAAAATGCACCCTGCTATCTTCTGTGCTTCTACCGTTTGGTATTTGTATAAAGTCTTTACAAATCTGCCCTAATATTACAAAGCAACTTAGTGCCGCAGGTATATCATTCTTAAAAGAAACTGCGATAGCATCTTTTTGAAATTCAGCAACTAATCTAGGCAATTCGCTAGTCATGTTTACTGACGCTTCTTCTATTATCTCCGCATATTGTCTTTGCTGTTCTGTCTCATAATTATCATTATCTTCATTCATATTTTCACCTTTTCTTCGGAATGCAAAACATTCAAGATTCTTCGGGCTAGGGTTTTTCCTATACCATCCATTTCTTGAAGTTCTTTTTCTGTTTGTTCGCCTATTTCCATAATCGAACCATATTGCTTTATCAGCGCATTCGCTTTGTCTACTGATAAGCCCTTTATAGTTGTGAGGGTGTCTATCCTCAAATCGTCTGTTGATATTCTTTTGAATATCTCCGGTTTGATAACTTCCCGCTTGATGGGTTTCATTTTACATATTGAAGCAATTATCAAAGCGGCTTCTTGTTCACTAGATACCCAAAATGCCTTAGCATCTGTATCTAGTGTTATTCTACCAATAGCCCCAAGAAACTTATTTCTAAGTTTGTTAGACCAATTAGCGTGTTGTGCATTAGTAAATGTTTTATCGGTTCTAATATATTTTTTATATTGGGTAATGCCCTCATCAATACTACCATAAATAATAACAACATTGGTTTGATAGTGTCTATCCATATTATCTAATTGAGTCCACATTCTTTTGCTCATTACTGAACTAAGAAAATCGTGTGCTGATTTAGCCTCAAAACTTACATCATCATAAACATAGTCTCCTATTTCTATCCACTTCTTTTCATAGGGGACTTTCATCTTTAGTGCTTCGCTTTCTACTAACTCTACTAGTTTAGAGCCTTTCTTTTCTCTACTATCTATTACTAACATTATACTTCCTCCGCATGTTCGGGGTATCTCCAACACTTACCGACACAGTAGCCATTAGGGATTAATACAGTCTTACAATGAGGGCTACTATAATTACCAAACACTGTAAACTTGGCATGCTTTCTAGTTTCTCTTTCATCCCAATCTAACCATATTTCTTCGTTTGTCTCAACTAAAGTTCTTATTTCATCTATAATAGCATCAAGTATTTTCTGTTTATCAGCATCACTTTCTACATTAGCACAACCGGATAATAAATCCCTATACCATGAAACTAGATATGCTCTAGCCATATGAGAAGGATTCTCGGTCATGATAGCATTATGTAAACATGGCAACATTGGTAGTGTTCCGGTTGTTTTAGGAACTGAAATTTCACCACTTACTGCTTGCATAGGTGGTGCTTCGGGAAATACAACCAAGTTTTTGCCACTTATTCTAAATGGTATGCTTCTAGGTTTCTTAGCCAACTCAAGTATTTCATGAACTTGTTTATCTAAGTCAGTCCTAAGCAATGGTATGCAAAAGTATGGATTACCATTCTCATCCCTAGAACTCATGTTTACTGTGTTAGGTATTCTTCTAAGTCTAGTTGCTTGACCGACCCTATCATCAAGGGTTATATCACTACCAACTCTATTTACTAAGTATGTTTTAATCTCTCTAAAGAAAACCTGTATGTTTCTAATTGTGTCTGTAACCTCACCAAAAACAAACAAGTGAAAACCTCTACCGGAAAAGAAAAGAGTATATTGATAATCATTCTCAATAACATAAGTCATAACAACATTGACATCTCTCCATGCTTTCTCGATACTTTCACCATGAGCATCAAAGTCAAGAAAGATTCTATCAAGTATGACTGATGAATCTATCTTGGCTTTTTCTGCAAATTCAGCAAAATCATAAACACTAGTGTAAACATTAGTCCTATTATTTTGAGCCTTTACATAACTCAAGTATTCTTCTTTACTTCTTACTATTCTTCTTGGTAGCGGAGGAGCGTTCTTCATTTGACTCCCCGACCACACTTCTCTCGGAAACTTCATTTTTATTACCACCAAAATTAACTGTTGCGTTATTTAACATATTTCTTACTGTATTTGCTACTTCTGCCCTAAGAGAAATCATTACAGTTTCTCTCATTACATCTTCAAAGACATGACCAACAAAAGTTTCTTTGATTCTAATTTCTCTAATTAAATCAAATCTTTCTGTTAGTTTCATCTCTCCATAAATATCACTAGCGAGATTTTCTATTGTTTCTTTTAGATTGGATATTTCATTAAATGTCCAATCTTTTGCTAATACTTTTTGTTTTATTATTTCGTTCATCTTTCTATTTCCTCCTGATTTATTGGAAAAGTTGCATGACACGCAGGACAAAAATAAGCAGGTATTTCATACCCAAATAACATAGTATAGTCTTCAATCAATTCTTCTTCACATCTCCAACATTTAACCGTAATCATACATTCACCTTCTTGAAAACTATAATGTAAGGAGCGTAGTTTTTGTTAAGTAGAATAGTGTGTTCGCATTCCTTACCTTCTATTCTTTGAGTTTTAACCCATTCACTAACTTCATCGAATAAAGGTGTAGTTTTAGTTACATCTTTAGCATTCAAATCTATTCTAGCATACCTTTGGCCGTTGGGCGACCTA